TTTAATTTGTTTTTTATGAATCTGTAATTAAACCTCTTTCTGAAAGGAGAAGAGTAAAGGACTCTGCATCTTTTTGGAGAGGTGTTGTTACAAATTGAGGTTTAATAATTGAAGTACCTGAAGAACCCGCGGGTTTATTAGAGTCAAATATTATAAAAGAACCATCTTCTACATATCTTCGGTGTAAGAAATGATCTAAATTAATAGAAGCTGTAGCTATTGGTTCTTGGAATTTTATTTCTAATGTTCCTGATGGGTGATCATAAGGTGGAATTACAGATTGAACTTCATAAACATTTGTTTCAATATCTTCAAATCTAAACTCATCTCCAGGTATAACAGAAAATACTAATGAAGTTTTATTAAAACCTGAATCTGGGATTTGAACTTGAGAAACTCTTTCATAAGAACGATTTAAAACATTACTAGAACAAGTTATAACAGATAAATCTGTGGATGGGTAACCCCAAACTAAATCAGTTCCTACAGTAATAGTACCTCCTGAAGATATTGGGTCTTGGGTAACTCTCCAATAAGATGGGTTACGGTAAGTCCCTAACAGACTATTTAGAAATTCTAAGTCTTGGTTTGCTGTTTGGTTTAGAAAAAATCTTGGGGTTGGGTTAGTTGGTAAATTATCCCAATTTAACTCATTTTCTGTTACAACATAAAGACCACTATCGCCTTTAATTCTAACATCATACACATCCCCAGTTGAAAGTTCATTTGGTGGGATTGTAACTTTAAGATAAACTACACCCTCAATTCCGGCAGTTCCAGATGCACCTCCAGTATCAAATATTTCTACTGCCCCTGGAAGAGTAGAAGGGTCTCCATTTTTATGTAGAGTTATATTAACATTTCTATTAACTGCATTTAAACTTACTAATTGTACTGCAACTGAAAATTGTAAATAAATTCCATCTTGAACTGCTGAGGAAGGGATTATATATGAGAAGGTACCAGTATTAAAATTATTACCACTATCATAAATTTCAGGTTTAAAAAATATTTTTTCAAATGTTGAAGTAACTTCCTGAGAGTTGTCTAAGGGGAAAAGAGTAGGTGGAAATAATTCTGATCCTGAATGGTAAATTAAAGCTGTTTGATCATCTATTGAATTTACACCATCAGAAAGGGATGCTGAGACTGTAAAATTGGTAAAATAAACAGAACCATTAGATAATGAACCTGATTGGGAATATAATACAGGTTCTACTCTATACCCACCTCTAATAATATCTTTAGTTCCTTGTAGAACTTCCATTCCTGTGCCCGGTTGTGAATTTAATAGTTCAACTATACATTTTTCACCATTAGGGAAAGCATTTTGAATGTCTCTAATAGCTCCTTCTGTTAAGTTTGGTTCCCTAATTAAATCATCTTCATTAATTATAAACTTAATTTTAGCAACCGATTTACCTGTTAATTCTGGGGTAGTACCTCCTATCCACTCACAATAAGTAATTAAAGCGTTTTCATTAGAAATTGAAGGTTCTTTACCATAAGTTCCTATGTTATCAATTGGAGTCCATTCATTTAATTTTTCACTTTGGTTTTTACTTCCTAAATATCTTGAATTGATTTGAGCCTCAGATGTGTAATATGATTCAGGTACTGTTGCTTTAACAGCACTTTCACTTACTACTGCTTGATAATTCACAGGTACAGTTTGTGAGGTTTGATAATCTAAATCTTGTATAAATGGGTTTTCTCTTTCAGTTAGTACATTATTTAATAATGGTTGACAATCTAATGCTCTTGAAAAATCTCTTGAAAAATAAGGTTCAAATATTGTGTCAATACTAGAGGTAGCTGAAGCTGCAGAGGAAGTAACAAAAAATCTGGTTCCAGCATCAAAACTAGCAGTAGCTTTGACTGAAACAGGGAAAAGATCAAATTTTGAAATAGCAACACCATACTTATCTCCAGGAAGAGATGAAGTAAGATTAAATACAAGATCAAAATTCCTATTAGAACCAATAGCAAGTTCCGCGGATTGGGTTAAATAGTTTATTGTTGAGGACCCAGCAAATTGTTGGTATATTCCTACTTTTAAGGAAGCAGAAGTAACACTTACACTTCCACTTGCTCTTAAATATAAATCTTTTTGAGCATAGGTATTAAAAGTATAATCTTGGTCTGTTTGAGAATAAAAATTATAAGAATCATTAGAACCTGTTATTATAGGAATATTTGTAGACAACGCAGGTACTATAAATGTTGCATAGTCATTTTTATCATCAATTGATCCAGTAAACGTATAATTTAAAGTACCAAATAAATTTGGGGATTGAGTATTAGGTACAAGTTGATATAAATAAAATGTTAGTTTTTCAGTTACAGAAATAATTTTATAATTTACATTAGTACCCGTTGTATTTGGGATTATTATTTGATTTAGTGATTCTAAATTAGTAGATTGATCTACCCCAGTATTATCAATTTTGGGAATTTTTATATATAAAGCTCCTGCTTCAGGCATTCCTACTTTTGTTGGGGGAACATTGTTATAATATATAGAAATGTTTCCATCTAATGGTAAATTATTATCACTTATCCAATTAGTTAATTGTAAATTATAATCATCTCCACTTACAGCAACTACATAAAGTCTAACAAAATAAGGAACTGATGTTGTTGATACATTTTTAAACTCATCACATTCGCTATTTAATTCACCATCTGTAACAAGTATTGTTGATCCACTAAATTCACCATTATAAAATTCCGCTTGTGAATCGTGTATTGTTGTTATTGAACCTGAAAGTGAAGTGTTAGTTTCTGACCAACTTTGAGTTATGTTAAATCTATTATCAGGACCTGTTCCTAAAACACCATAGGGGGAAGTAGATAAACCATTAAATCTATTTACCATTCCACCGGCACCACCACTAAATGATTCTATTTTTGAAGATGAAATATATTTTACTTGGTTTACAGGATCCCATGATTGATGTGATGTAACAGAACCTGTTAAATATTCATTTGTATAACTTACTTGAGGTTGAGGGTATTTGTTTCTTTCTAATAAATGTTGTTTAATTACGATTCCAGATGCTAAACTTGTTCTTGCAGGGATAAAATCCTTAATCATTGTGAATAATGAATTATCAAAGAATTTTATTAACCTAACAAAGTCTACTAAATCATAATTTTTAATATATTTTTCAAAGTAATCTTCACTTAAATTATTTAATTCAGGGTAATATTCTAAAGATGAAGATCTTTGTCTTGGATCACCTATATAGTCCCCTATATTAAAATAACCTAATTGTGATACAATATCATCATTTATTTCATTTTGGGGTGAGAATGCTACCTCTAAATAATTAATACTATCTGTATATGAAGCACTTGCCTCAGTAGCTTGAGTTACTCTTCTAAAAGCAGATAAAGTATCTCCAGAAGGCACTACATTATCTTCATATCTAATTTTATCTGTAATTCTGTTTTTTATACCTGCTGGGAATTGATCTAAAAAGTAGTATTCTGTGTTAGGTGTGTATGCAGGAGATGAATTAAATACATAATTACTATTAGAAACAAAAGATGAAGAAATCTCCCAAGACCCAGTGATTTTTGGATGTATAGATGTTTGTGTAGCATCTGTTGAAGTATCTAATTCACTTCCTAAACCTGCCCTAAATAATAATTCATTTGGTGAAGAGTTTATTGAATTACCCTCAATAGATAAAGGATTCATTATATAGTCCTTAAATATACTTTCACTTATTAAAGGAGAATAATATCTTATTTCTTGTATTGATCCTGAAAAATTAGTATAACCTGTACCTGAGAGTCCTGTTCTTGCAAAATATGACTGACCTCCTATAGCATCTAACCACCCAGCAGCTGGAGCTGAAGATTGGGTGAAATAACCAATAGAAGTTCCATCTTTACCATTATAAATTTTATTTCCAGCATATAAAGAAGCAGTTAAATCTGAATCAACTGTTATCATTGTTGACCACCAACCACCATCAAAGAAAGGTAAATACACACTAGCTGATACCCCAGCAGCATTTATATATTTTAATGTACCATATTGGTAATATGGATCTTTAATAGAACCACTATAGGAACCACTAGAATTAACTAGTGAACCTGAATCTATTCCTGAGCCTGTATACTCTAATACAAGAGATCCTGATGTAGCCCCACTAGTACCTCTTAAATACCATAAAGATTGAGATACACTTGATAATCCAAAAGGAGAAGTACTGCCTGTTATTTGTTCAGGTTTAAATCTAAGTTGAATTGTATTTGGGTTTTTTCCTGCAGGGTTGAAATCAAGCCAATTGTTGGTGTTGATTACCCAATTAGTTCTAAAGAAATTATCACCCTCAGTATCCCAAGCATAATTAAATTTATTAAAATAATAATCATAATCATTAGCATCTACCTGGTCTTTTCCACCAAATTCAGATATTTTAAGTATAGTATCAGGTATACCATATGAAGTTATTAATGCTCGTAATCCAGCAATAGTTCCCTTTGATTTAAGTAAATAAGGTATGTTATGATAAATTCTTTTATATAATGATTTATTAACATCATCTAATGGAATTATATCATTTGAAGCAGATATTAAGGTATCAACATATTCAAACCCTGTAGGAGTTGGTACAGAACCTGTAATTTCTGGGAATGGAAATAATGAACCACTAGGTGTTAATCCTAAAAAAGCTGTATATAATTCATCATTTGAAAAATTGTTTTGGTATAATTTAACACCAAAATCTCTTATAGCATCTGCTACTAAATCTTTAGATACACCAAAATCTAATCTATTATCGGCATTGTACTTTTGAGTAATATCTTTAGTATATAACCAAACATTATCATAGTATTGAGCAACCATATCAACAAAAAGATCATATTGTTGGTTGTTTGGGTCTTCTTTTAAGTATTCTGGGATAGATTTAGTTAATTCATCTGGGTTTGAATCATCAAAATTAGAAGCAGATAATAACATACCTCCAAAATAAGCATTTGATTCATTAGCACTACCCAACCAAGTTAAAGCTGCTGCACTGGTAGTTTTAGCTAATAAATAAGGAGGTTCTGTGGTTGTTTTGGGCCATGAATAAGAAGAACCACTATTGTAGTATAAAAAATATTCATACTTATCAAAATTAGTAATTAAATCACTTATTTTTTTCTGGATAATTAAGTTACTAGTGGCAGAACTTGTTACATTAGTTAAATTTGATAAAGAAGATGAATATTCTTCTATTAATTGAACTTTATAAGAAAAATTTTCTAAACGAGTTTGAGCAGAACTAAAATGAATAAAATCCGTAAAATCATTATAATCAACACTGATTGATAATGAACTTGAGTCTAATAAACTATTTAATTGATCTAATGAACTTGTTGGTGCTCCTGAAAGTAAATCTGTATAAGATAAATTTTGGGTAGAGTTATTTATTTCACTTTTAAGTGGAATATTAAAATTAGGTCCTGAAATTAAAGTAGAATCTTGAAATACGATAGGTTCAGGAGGGAAATTTACATTAAAAGCCTCTGGTTCATTTAATGTAGTAACAACCCATAATTCATTTTTGGTTTGAAATTGAGAGGGTAAAGGTTCATATAATTTAACTACTATAGTAGGGTTATTAGTAGTTTCATTAGATAATTTAATATTATTTGCTATAATTAAATCATTAGAACCAAAATTTAAATAAAAATCTACAAAATAAGTACTATCTTCTCTAAATTGAATAAATTTATTAGTTTGTTCTACTATATCTAAATCAGATAAAATATTACTATCTAACCTTATTTCAGTTCTATCTGAAGATATTTCTGATATGAAAAGGTTAGTGTTAGAATCTCCTATTTGTTTAGTTAAAAAGTTATAATAAGCAACATATTCTCCTTGATTAAATCCTTGATTTTCAGTATCTGTTCCCGGGGATATTATAAAGGTTGAAATATCATTATCATTTCCAGCAGATTGGCCATCGTTTTGAACTGTATAAGATGTATAGTTATAGGTTGTATATAATAAATTTTGATTATTATCATAAACAAAAAATTCCACACAACTAGACCCTGTTAAAGAAGTATCAACATCAAAATTTGATATTAAATTTTCATCTTGGGGTTCATACAATTGAAATGAAAAATTATTAGGATCTATTTGAGTTATAATTGCCATACTATTTTTTATAAAGTATTGTTGTTTTGGATATTATTAGTTATTTGATCTCTTATTGAGTTTGTTGTATTTTCTGCTTCTTGTTTTTGAATTTCTAATAATTCTTCTCTTAATTCAGCTATTTCTCTTTGTAATGCTTCTACTAATTCATCATTTTTTGTAAAATCTATATATTGGGAACTTGTTTTAATTAAATATTCATGGGAATTAGTTTCACCTAATTCATTAATTTCATAAAATAATTCATTATACAAATTAAAAAATTCTTGAACTGTTGGTTGTTCATCTATTTGTTCTTGAACAGTTTTAACATCAAGTTGTGTAAAAGAGGTGTTGATTGTCTTTTCGTAATCCCTTTTATTAAAAACTTTTTTATTTAGGTTTATGTTTTCGGCCATTATAATCCATTTACAACTTTAAAATAATAATTATCATCTAAAACTAAAGTTGAACCATTAATTTCTGTTTTAACTAAAATTTTATAATATCTTTCTGGTTCTAACCCATTCATATAAACATCAAAATAATTTCCATTTGCGTCAGAACTTAATTGGGTATATGTAGTATCGTAATCTACAACAAATTCGTTGGTATCCAAATCTTTTATAGCATAATATGAAGCAGTTGGTAAATAATTTACTCCTGTAAATTGTGAAGCTGTGGTCCAAACCCTAAGTGGGTATTTATCTGCTACATTAAATCTAAATCTATTTACACTTTGTGGAGTAAATAAACCAGGATTTTCATTAAGTGAAGAAACTAAATTAGTTGTATCAACTATGCTTGATGTAGCAGATCCAGTTAATACACTTGAATAATCCTTCCATTTAAATTCTAATTGTGGTGGGTATATAGTATTAGTATCAACACTATAAAATTGCATTACTGGTTGGATTTGAAAATTAGTATTAAATTCAACTGAATTTTCCCATTTTGTTATAAACCCATAATTAGGTAATGAGGCTGATGTATCTACTGATAATGAACTACTATACCATAATGAAACTACTGGTTTTGCTCCTATTCTTAAATCTTTTTCACTTCTTGTATCAAATGATTGAGTTACAGCATATTTCGTACCATCTGATCCACTATAATACCAAGAACCTCCACCACCTAAGGAAAAAGTAGGATTAAATGAACTTGTAACATAATGATTAGTTGAATCAGTTCCACTAGAAGACCATGCTATTGATCCTGAAAAATTAGGAGAAACCCAAGAACACCCATCTGTTGTTAATGGAATATCCAAATAAGTTCCTGTTCCATTATACCAATATTGAGCTACTGGGTGGACTGAAATATCCGTAGATTCTACTACACCCTCAGCAGTTGCTATGAAACACCTAAAATCAACATCCCATTGTGCCCCTGATATTTTATTGTTAATAACGTCTTCAATTTCAGATTGAACAAATTCAGTTAAAAATCTTGCTACTTGAGGGTTTGTATCTACAGCAAAATTTAAATTTGAGATAGTCATAATAGGGTCTATCCCAGTATTCATATTAGGGTAAAATGAATATAATGTTGCGTCTTTATATGGGAATAATTTATATATAGCCATGTTTTAATTTTATAATGGTACTACTCTACCTTTAATATCAGAATTTGGGTATTTAACTTCAAAAATACTTGGATCTAAAGATGGATATATTACTTGGTTTTGTGTAGCAGAACTTATATCATAAGCATATTGAGAATATCCTGAAGTAGTTCCTGCTTTATTAGTTATTTTAATATCTTTAACAATTTGTACTCCTGTTATTTTATCTAGTCTTACAAATAAATCTCTTAATAAAATTGGTTGATTAATTTGCCAATTATCTCTAGCAAAGTAATTTTTTAAAGAATTTATACAAGCTAATATAACATCATTGTTGTTAAAATTAGGTAGTACTATAATTTCAAAATCTACAGCTATGTTTATAACAAAGGCATCTCTTATTTCAATGTTATCTCCTATTATTCTATATTGAGACAAATAAGTTCTTAGATTTTTCTTTAGTGTTTGGGTAGGAATTGAAAATTGACCTAAAGAATTTTGAGATAAAGCAAATAAATTTAAAGTTTCAATTGTAGAAACTTGTTCATCAGTTAATTTTGGTTTTTCAATATATGCTTTAGCTATAGTACCAAACTCAGAAGGCATACTTAAAGCTCTAACTATATAATCATCTAATGTAACTGATCTTTGTTGGGCAGAAATAGATGATATAGTGTTTTGTCTTATTTCTTCTGTAGTATCTCCTGCTTGACCTCCATCAGCTGCATCTGGGTTGTTTACGGCAATTGAACTAAAAATATAATTTGCTGTAGTAGCATTTAAGTTTATATTATTAAATTTTAAATTTGATGTATCTAAAGTAGTTAAATCCCCTGATGGTTGGTTTGATTCTACTCCCCCTCCAGTTAAATACCTTACTGTTAAAGTTGTATTAGAAGGAGCTATACCATAAGTATTTGTGAATAGAAAATTAGTTGGAGAATATGCTGTAGTTAATTTATTTTTTTCAAAGGGTAAACCTATACCTACATTATTAGGGTTTGGAGTAATTGCTTCATCCGTATCATTTGGGTTACCTGCACCAAATTGAATTTGTAAATTATTATCTGAGGTGAATCTTGTAGCAAAACGTCTTTGAACTTTTTTTAATTGTAGTAAATAAGGAACATCTCCAACATCAGCTACATTATTTGGATCATTTGTATTAGTATTTTTAATATTATCATAGATCATTTCTTGAGCTAAATAATCTACTTCATACCAAGTATTACCATCTGAATCTGTTATATCTAATATCCCTATAATATTTTCAGCACTTATATCAACTGTTGGAAATTGTTCAGGTGCACCAAATGAAAAGGTTTGAGAATTAATTGTAGCTGAGATGGCTTTTCTTATTTTCTTTAATAAAAAATATTGAGGATCAGCTCCTGCGATTTGATAAATGGAAATTTCAGTTGGATCTAAAGAACTTGAAAAAGAAAAATCACATTGATCTTCCATTAGAAAATTAATATTAGTATTCAAAGAAGAAGCTATTGTACTATTTTCTCCTACTGTCATAGCATAATCCATATCGGGGACATACTCAGTACCTACTAATTTTGAAGGAACTTGTTGAAATAATTCTATAGTAGCTTGAGCTGCTCCTGTTGTTTTTGGTTTATAACCAAACATATAAGCTAATTCATATAAATTGTTTGTCTGTCTAGCTAATTGGGTGAAAGTTTCTTGTAATTGGTTATCTAAATAAAAAGACATTACATCACCTACATAAGCAGCTTGTTCTATAAACATCATACCCGGGGAGGTAGGAGAAAAATCATTATAGGTATTAGGGAAATAAGTCCTAGAGAAATCTATTAACTTAGCTCTAATATCAGAAAAATCTCTATTTAAATATTTTACGTCTTTATTTTCTGTAGCCATTATGTAAAGTCTATTTCTAATGTATCACTAATGTTAGTGTTTACAACACTATAAGTTAATGATACAGTTATTGTGTTTGTATCTTCTTGTTTTAATATTTCTAAATTACCTATGGCAACATTTGGAAAAAATGTACCTAAATCATTAGATATTCTTTCTTCTAAAAAATCTAAATTATTAGTTGTAATTTGTTGAAAAATAAACACCCTTAAACCCCCACCAAAACTAGGATTAAGTGGTCTTTCTCCAGGTTCTGTTAAAAAATAATTAATTAAATTGTTTTTAATAGCTGCGGCTGTTGTGTAATTAGGTCTAAATACACCAGGGGAAGAAAAAGGAAGATCTACTCCTACAGCGGCACTTTTATTAAAGTCAATTGGAAATATTTGTTGAGCGTCAAATGCCATTATCTATTTGTCATTAATCCCATTATTTGATCCATTCCAACTTCTCCAGAAGGCAATTGACCATTTGGTGAGGTTGTATCTATTGAGCCTTGAGGATTGAAAGGTTTATTACCAAATCCTTGAGCATCTCCACTTTTCATATTTAGCCCAGTTTCACCTATAATATCTAAATATGATTTTCTTTTATCTGCTAAAGATACTGGAGATGGTTGGTTTATAGGAGCTGCTACACCTTGTGGGGGTGTTACTGATTTGCTTTCATTAACCATTTGTTTTGGTGTCTTTACTGCTTCTAATAGAATTTCCTTAAGCTCTTCTTGAATAGCTTCTTTTACAGATTCTTTAATTATTTTTTTTAATATTGTTGTTTTCATGTGGTGTTTTTAATAAATATTGTACTAGTCTGCTTTTAAATCATTTTGTTGGATATAGAATACTAATTCGTCAATTAAAATTTGATCATTAGAACTATATGAAGGTTCACCTTGTAACATTATAACTCCTTGGGCATTTCGAGCTACTGCTCTTCTTCTTTTTAATTCTTCATTAGTATCACCATCTACTGTTATAACACTCATTTCAAAACCGTTTACATTTGTTACAACAGGAGATAATTGGTTGGATTGTTTCTCGGTTGAAACTAATAAATCATCTGTAAGTTGTTCTTGTGGTAATGCCCCTTCTATAGCACATTTTCCTATAACTTGATCTAGTAAAGCTAAATAAGCTAAGATTCTTTCTAATATTTGAATTAATATAACTACAACCATTAATGTAACTGAGGAGATTAGTTTATATTTTTTTAATTCTCTTTCTATTTTTTCAACCCCAGTTGCAGTTGATCCAGGGATTGGAGTTACTGAAGTTGAAGGGATAAGGGTTAAAGCTTTTAAAACCTCTAAGGTAATTTGGGCTGCTGTTAGTGTTACATCTAAAATTTGGACTCCAATTTTAACCCCATTTAAAAAATTATATATATTATTTAGTGATTTAACTAATCTATTCTTTTTTTCAATTAACCTATTTAATTCATCTAAATCAGTAGGACAAGTTACATTAAGATCTCCAAATTTTTTATTTAATGCATCTGAAGCTTTAGCTATTCCAAAGGCAGCTAATTGTGCCAAAACAGCAGGTAACAAAACAGTTTTAGCTGTTGTTATTACTTGATTCAGAGCTTGTTGTTGAACCATTTCAAAATTAGTTTTGGAGGCTTTCATAGAAGTAACCTGGGGGGAGGTAAGCGGAAGTTCAGCAGCTTGAGCTTCTTTTAAATCTGTTTGAGTAGGTTGTAACTTTATTATACCTAAATTATTTTTAATAGTATTATCGGGGGGACCATTAAAAGGTGTAATATTAGATTTAGTACCATAACCCTGAGCAGATACACTAATATCAAACAAACTACCACTAACATAATCACCATCTAAAGTAAAATCCCCCGTAGTTTCTGAAGTTGTTTGATTTTCTAAAGTATCTTTTATAGTAGCCCCAGCAATAGGATTATCTTCATCATCAACAACTTTCCCACTAGTTTTATAATCTATAAATTTTGTTGCAGATTCATCTGCAGAAGATACTATTTTAAGAGTACCAAAATCAACATCATCTGTTTTTAGAGTATCCAAATATTCTTGTCCTAATTTTAAAGCTTCTACTTTTAAGGTTTCATAGTTAGCCTCTACAATAGGTGGTGTACCTAAAGTAGAGGTTTTTATATATCCTTCAGGAAAATTAGTTAATACTATTTCTCCATAATAACCATCATCTCTAGCAAAAAAAGATATAGTACCTTTTACTTCACTTTTATCAGCAGCTACTTGATACGTTGGTGTGTTTTCAGATTCATCTATTGGAGTTGGTTCTTTTTCAATTAATTTAAAAGTTAAATTGCCCTCTATTCCATAGGTACCTTCTAATTGATTATTAATTTCAATTATAGCTTCGTCTGCTAAAATTTTTGGGGATGCTGATACGTTAGGTTGGCCTGTATAATTTATATCTATTAATACACCATTATCACTAGTATCTTTAAAATTAGCTACGGCTCTTCTATCAAATCCTAAATCCTCAATAGTAATAGTACCATTTAATTCTACACCACCAGCAGATATAATTTTATATGTAGGTAAATCTGCCATTATATAGTTTTACTTACTTTTGATTTAATATTTACTAAATCTTTTTTAACATTATTTAAAATATCCTTAGTAGCTCTTGCTGTTACTGAAGTAGCACCATCAGGAGTAGCAACACCACCTGGCCATAGTTGTTGTACTTCCATTACATCCACTAAAGTTATTAAAGCATTTACTACTTGGGTTAAATTTTTATATAAAGTTTCTCCTTTAACTAAGGGTTCTTTAGCTCCTTGACCTCCAAGTTTTATATTTCCCGCGTCTACAATATAATTTTTTGAATTAAAATTTAAAGAATCATTTGAAGATAATCCAACTGATTTTTCAGCACTTAGTAAAACACTATCTGTTTTAGCATTAAAAACTAACCTATCAGAATTAATTATAACTTGAGGTTTGGTATATTGAGATGGTATTTCTGGGGGTGTTTTATATGAATTGTAATTTTCACTAGCTACTTGAATTGGTATTTTTTGAGTAGATGTTTGATAAATTGAAGATAAATCAGTGTTAATATTTTCTGTTATTGGAACCCAACCTTGAGGGGATACATCTGTTGGTTGCCCATTTCTAATAATAGTAATAGGATCACCATTTTTTCCAGTTGAAGACCAACTATTTAAAGCACTTGAATTAGTAGGTTTAGCAGTACTTCCAAATCTTATACTATTACCCCATCTTCCTTGATACATAATATCTCCCGCAAAAGGTAGTAAAGGGTGAATATTTCCTCTTTCAATAAAAGTATCTTGAAGTGATGGATATTTAGTATAATTTAAATTAAGTCCTGTTCCATCTTCATCTATTTGTCTTACGGGGGAACCTGCTTGGGTTTGAGAATAATCTTTTTGTCTAGCCGCAGGAGTATCAGGAAGAACAGGATTAGGATAAGCATTATGATGAGGACTACTCCAAATACCTATCATATTAATATAATAATAACTTTCATTTGAGGTATTAGATCCTATATTTTTATTGGGTAATGCAAAGAGTAATACTAATTCATTAACTAAGGGAAATGCTGAAGTTTGTGGGTAAAAAGGTTTTGCTATTGTATTATTATTAGAACCTTGTAAATCATTTTCTTCATAAAATATAGTACCTATACTAGACCAGCCTCCTTGAATATTAAATTGTGGGTGATTACTATTAAGGATAATGTCTGTTACCCTAACAATTAACATTTTAGATTTTATCTTATCTACAACAGAATTTAACCCCCCAGGGTAATTTACTTTTTTAGATCTCCCATTTAATACACCAGCCATTAATCTTCTTTTTTAGGGGGTAATTGTAAATTATTTATTTCTTTAAGTAATTGTTCTTTTTCCTCTTCAGAAATACCAAACCCATTATCTTCATTACCTTCGTTTGCAAATATACGTTGGAAAATTGTAGCAACTTTAATAAGTGCTTCATCATTTTTAAGGCCTAATTCCATGTATTCTTTAATAAGTGGCACAATCATTGTAGCATCACCTATATCGCTGATTAAGGGCTTTAATTCGTTGATTAATGCCGAAATTTGATCTTCTTTCTTCTTTTGATTATCGTATATCTCTTTGAGTAAGTCTGAGTAGGATTTTTTACCGAATATTTTTTTATCTAAGTGACTCATATTTATAAGTTTGTTGGTTATAAATATAAAAAATTACACTTTTTCAAATTCTATATACCCTTTTTCAAGAAATGTAATGTAATTTTCTCTAAATAAATCATACAACCTTCCTGCAATTTTAGTAATTTTTGGGGTTTTAACCTCTAACCCATTAGTAGCCATTATTTCTCTAATATAGATGTAGAGAGCTTTTTTATTAAATATTTCAATATTTTCTCTTTTTCTAAATAGTTCTAATATAGCATCTGCTACTTGGGAATCTTTTCCTTTTGGGAAAAATTTATCAAAGTTGTCTTCAACATAAGAAATGTATTCATCGATAAAAAAAGAAAGCTTATCTACAGTTCTATCATCCTCTAAATTATAAGAATAAGTTTCATCTTTATATAATTCATCTACTGGAGCTTTATCAATACGTTTTTTGTAATTTTTAGTATTATATAATATAAGCCAACGTTTTACTATAGTACCAAAATATGAATAGGCTTTAGCCCCTTTACTGGGGTCAAATAAGTGAATTTTAGATAAAAGAAACGTTATGATTTCATGTTGTAAGTGTTCTATTTTATCTACTTCTGTATAGTAAAATTTAAATGTGTGAATTATGTTTTCTGTAAGTTTAAAAAAGGCATAATGGATTTCTTCTCCATAGATTTTACTTTTCTTTTCAGTACACGTAGTATTATTATACAATACAATAGCGTCTTCTGTATCTTGAGTAAAATAATTCCTCGAGTTTTTTTTTCTACGTCTAGGCATTTTTACTTAATTTCTTTAACCTTGAATTCGTTAAGAATTTTTTGGATTTGTTTAATTGATTTAAAAAAGTATCCCACTTCATCATCTGATTTGAATGTACCTTTATTATCAATTTCATTAAGTTTTTTATCTGAAATTTCTATTGTTTTGGAAATGTTTTCTAAATAAGTCAAATATTCTACAAGAATATCTTCTTGTTTTTCATTCTTTTTTAATAAATTGAAAGAAATAAAACCTAAAACTACTACTAAAACAGATAAGATTGATATGGAAATTATTTCTATCATAAACTATTTAACATATTTTTCAAACCTTCACTTTTAATTGATCCTAATGTTTTGGTTTTTATGTTAACATTAGTCTTCTTTTCTGACTTTGGTTTCTGGGTTTTGTATAATTTAGGCATCCACTCTTTTTCAAATTCAATTCTAGCAGCCATTAGGTCTGCTTGATGAACAATATAAATCAAAGAAGTACGAGGTTTTAACTCTGGCATCCATGATTTTAAATAAGGTTCATTTGCAGGATCATATAAACCATCGTGTAAACGAATAGCTAACCATTCATTTTCTGTAGGGGTAATACCCGCATCTACTAATAATTTTATTGATCTTTCTGGAACGGACATGAATGAAAGTTTTTTATTAAATTCATACATTTCTCCTAAATTCTTTTTTCTCCATTCATCCTGAGATGGTTTATGAGCGTATTCTTTTCCATCACCCATCTTACCCAGATCATGATTTAAAGCAGAAAATACAAGTTCTTCAACTGTATAATTTTCTTCCACTCCAAACATTAACCATGTTTTATTGAATTCTAAAGCGGCTTCAATTACACGATTAACATGATCTACATAACCACCTGGGAAGGCATTATGGTAAGCCTTTTTATGAGAAGCAGGCATTAACATAATCTCTTCTTCATGTTTTGTATAAAACTCAATTAATTTTTCTCTACGTGGATCTGAGATGTAGGTATTAATGTAACCTAACATTTTCTCCCAATTTGATTGGATTTGTTCTGCTGTTAAACTCATATTAATTGTTTTCCCTTTCTATAATATCAATTAAATCCTGGATTGTTTCATTTATTTCTCTTTGAACTTCATTAATAGAAGTTTTATTTCCTCCTCTATGAATTTGCATGTCAAGTTTTTTTAATTGACCTTGAACAGTTCTAAGTCGATTTTGTGCTAATTGTTTTTGTCTCATAACTTTATTTAAGTTTGTTTTTGGGGGTATTCTTTATATCCACCTGGTCACCTTAGTCACCATTTTTTCCAATCACGTTTTCTTTCAAACCCGTAATTCCAATGTAATAACTAAAGGGTACTAATCCAAATTATTTTCAAGAAAATTTATGATTTTTTTTAAGAAAGAACATTTTTCATATTCTTCTAAGCTTTCAAAAAACTTTATTGACATATTTAATGCACTTAATAACATTTCAGGTTCTTGGATTTTTAAACAATCTTCCCAATTTTCATCTTCTAATTGTACTTTACTTATATAATCCCACCCTCTATAATAGGCCATATGTTCACCTGCTTCTTCTAAATCCCCAAAATCCCCCAATTCAGGGTCACTATTTTTAAAAAGGTTAACCAATTTTTTTTGGAAGTTAAAATGGTTTAGAATAATTTTTTGAAACATTTTGATTTGATAAGTTGGAGTAATTTTAAATTCTTCATACCCTAATATATCTTTTACTTCTTTCCCAGAAGGTTCAGGAAAATTATCATTGGATTCTTCGTTTCCAAATAAATCAAATATTTTGTTAATGTCCATTTAGTATAAATATATTAAAATGAAATAAGGAAATCAAATTAATTTAAGTTAAATTTATACAATTTTGAATATTTAATAGAATTTACTTTTTCTTCATTTATTAAATCTTCTCTAATATCTTTTAAAGCTTGGGTATATCCTTTCATCCATACAATCTCAGTTGTTGTATATTCACTAGTGGGATTTTCTAATTCTTTTTCATTATCGTTAATAACCTTTTTTAGTATATTAATATAATTTTCCATTAACGTATGTTTAATTATAAATATTTAAAAATTTTTAAAAAATGTCATATGTAATTTGTCTATTACGTTAATATTACGTATATTTATTGATATGAAACATTTAATTACAATATTATCTATATTTTTATCAACTTCTCTATATTCTCAAAATGTATTTTTTGATTATGGTACAAATCTTAAAGAACCAACAAAGATATTTTACGCAAATAGTCAATTAAAAGAAATAGGTTTACTAGAAGGTAATAAAAGAATTGGGAATTGGTTGTTTTATTCTGAAAAAGGAACCAAATTAGCCCAATGTAAGTTTAATTCTATAGGACAAAAACATGGGGAATGGTTAGTCTGGGATAATAACTCCCAACTCAAAGCAAAGATGTTCTATAATAACGGAATCCGTAAGGGAAAATGGGAAATCTATGGCCAACATGGTAAATTACTTATTCGTAGATATTATTAATTCCTTCCCATTCTTTAACATCTTCTAAATAATTAAAACTAGTATCAATAGAACTTTGATATTCAGAATAATCTAAATCTTCAGAAACTTTCTCATATTCAAAACAAGAATTAAATATTAAAGGTAATAACATTATAATTTTTTTCATTTTATATTTTGTTACAAATATGTAACTATTATATAAAAATTTTAATTTAAATATTACTTAGATATGTCTTTGTGAGTATTAGTAGCGTCATCATTTATTGAATTTAAACAATGATTTTCATCAATTTGGTCCAACACCCATCTTAACATAGTTCCCGCGGTAGATAACGTTTTATCCCGCTGATTTTTGCCCAATACCGATGATATGGTTTCCTTGGGGTTTCCAAATTTATATCCTCCATCTCTAATAAAAATGGCACTGAAAAATTCAGCACCATTAACATTAGCAAATATATCTATTTCACGAGCAGTTCTATAAAACCACACTGAAAGCATTCTTTTATTTCCTGTAAAAATATATTTTATGACCATGAAAGCGGCTACAATAGGGAGTAAAAGGTATAATAAAACAATTGCAACAATTAAAATAACTAACTCTATCATTTACTCTTTTACAAATTTTAAAGTTCCTTTTCTTTGATTATGGTCTATTTCTAACAAATAGTACCCTTTTTTATAATCCCCAACATCTAAATGAAGAACTTTATATTCCCCAATAAATGATTTTTTATAAACCTTTTGACCTTTTGTGTTAAGAATTGTTAGATTAGTAGTACCTCTTAAAGTTTCTTCTAAATATAAATGTAATTCTTCTCTTACTGGGTTGGGATTAATACTTAGTATAATGGGTTTATCATAAATTACACTAATAGGAGAAAAAGTTTCACTTTCCCCATCATAATCTGTTTGAGTTAATTTATAATAAGAAACCCCATCATAAGGATTTTCATCATATATAGTATAATCCATTTCAGTATTTGAATTCCCAGCTCCAGGAATTACAGATACTTCTTCCCACTGTTCACAATCAATACTTTTTTTAATAGTAAAATAATCATTATTAACTTGAGAAGCAACAGCCCAATTTAATTCAACATTATTCCCTACAATCTCTCCATTAAATGAAATCAAATCAATAGGTAATGCACTCCCACCATGATTAAATCTCATATTTGGTTTGTAAGAATTAATATATCCTGTAGTAGGAGGAACAACACCATCATTATAATTATATACAACTGTGTTAGATCTTGAAGTATACCTAAATGATGGATAACTAGAAGACCAACTACCATCATTATTAACCCATTTAATTATTATTCCTCTATTTCCATCATAATAAAAACTCTGATCTAATGTTATTTCATTCCACCCATACTCCCAAGTAACATCTCCTTCAAACACCTTAATCCAATTATCCCAAGGCCCATTTCCATCTTCAGGTGAATTAGCAGAAATAAATTCTAATTCATCAGTATAAGCCATAAAAATTGATTGATTACTCATAGTAGTAGATATTCCATTAGTAACATCATATGATACTTTATCAATTATAATAGGAGTAGGACCTAAATCATCCACCCCATATATTGAGGCTGACCATGAATAATCATAATAACCATAAGTTGGAACCCTACTATCATTTGTAGTAGAAGCAGAATTACCCACTTGAGTATAATCTAATGACCCCGCAGCAGCAGCAGTCCTTAATATCATCACTTCAGTACAAGTTTGATTTGTTGCACAATTATATTGATTTAAATGTATATATAATACCCCGGTATACCCAGCAGTCCACTTAATATAAGAAGTATACCCACTACACCCTGTATAATCATCATTAAATCCAACTACTATTCCTCCTTCATCAAATAAAGTTAATTGGGTATCGTAAGAAGCATTAACTCCCCCATTTCCAGAACATGTTGAAATTTCATATTCATCTCCAGAAATTATATTTACTCTAATTACTTCACCAGCCCAATTACAAGTTGTAGCAGACCCCCAAACTCCATCAGTTGGATCGTATATAGATGAAGGGTAATAATTAGTTCCATTGTTACATTGTGTATTTCCTGTTAGATTAACAAAAAACACTACTAAAAGTGTTAAAATTAATTTTTTCATAGTTTGTGTGTTTTATTATAAATATATACAATACATAAACAATAGGGGATTATTTATTGCTTTTTACATTTTTCCCCAATTCTTCCATTATTTTTTTATATTGTATTTTTTCGTATTTAGTTAAAGAGTCATACCATTTAGGAAAGTCACCACCTTTAACTTTAAATAATTCTTTTTTAATATCTTTCATTTGTATAAGTTTTACCTAGTTTTAATATAGTATTTTTAGCTTCTTCAACTGTTATTTCAAAATGTTCTCTATCTGAACTAATCCTACAATAATCTAATTCTTTATGAACTTCTCTTTCTAAATTATGTCCATCGTGGCATTTAAAAGCCCATACTACCTTGTAAGGTGAAGGTACCCCTGTACTTCTAGATATTTCTTTAGCTCGTATTTCTGGGTGTTTACCTGTAAATCCAATTTTTAATATGTTAGGTATAGTTGAGTTTGAAAGAATATAAACATAATAATTCCCTTCTCCTTGAAAATAAGTTTTTTTCTTTCTTCTTGTAATATAGGTAAGATTTTCCCAACCATTACCATCTGGGGTTAGGGTATAACCTAAAATTTTCTTCCAATCTTTTTTTATATTTACAAGATCTAAATTTTGTTCTTTACTTGTAAAATAATTGGATGCTTCTTCAACAGTTAGTTTTTTCATATTCCTCTTCTTTTTGAAATTAATTTTCTTTCATTTAATATTTCACTAGGTATAATAATTGAAGTATTGTTAAAATGAGTTAATCGATTAGTACCATAAACATATAAAGGACCCTCATACTTTTCTCCATTTATTCTTCTTTTCCCATCAAATGACCTAAAATCTTTACAAGTAACTCTATACCAATTATCTAATTTAGGTAAATATACCTCTAAGTTTTTAGAATCATCAAAATCATTCTTTAATTTTTCTAATTCACCCGTTTTTTCCATTATATAACAATTATTTTTATTTGATTATCAATTATTTCTTTAGGGGATGGGGTATTATGTCCATGATACACAACTCCACCCTCTGTATTAAAAATAGTTTCTATAAATACATTAATAGTATCCCCAATCATTTCATCATCTAACATAAAATTTTGTTTAGGTTTATAATTATATTTTGAATGCGACCCTATAATTGTTTCAGCATATGGACATTCAGTACAAAAATGTTTAGGTATCTGATACCCAGCAATATTAGTTGGTGGATGTAAATCAATTAAATCATTTATAGTATAGGTATATGAACCAAAAGGTATAGGGGTATTTAATGTGTTATCATTAAACCATCCTAAATATGAGTACATAGGTGTTTGAAATCTTAATGTATCAAATATAACCCAATAATCAGAATCAAAGTTAGCTTCAATTAAAGGTACACCATTGATAACATATTGATCATTTAATGGGGTTAAATTACCTTCTATTTGAAAATAATTTAATCCATTCCAATCTATCTCATAATAACCATTAGCGTTTGGGAAAATAGGTACCCCTTGATAAATAACTGTATAATTACCATCACAATTACCATTACAAGGTGATTGGTGGATTGTTTGTTTTGTACAAGATGATAAAATTACCAATAAATAAAACACAAATACAAACACAAAAAATGTTTTTGTTGATTTTTTCATAACTTTTATTTTAATAAACTTTTAATATATACTAAAACAATAAAGGGCCATAACAATATCCCAAATATTCTCTCTCCCATACTAAATTTGGGAGCATTTTCACCCATAAATTCTAATTGATTCTCATAAGCATGAATAATACATTCAATAAAGAACATTAAACAAACTCCCATTCCTAAATATACCATAATAACCTTCATTTTTTTATTTATACATAAATATACGAACCTTCCCTTGGGATTCCAAATATTTCAGCGGGAAAATTCAAACCTCTATACACACCCCCCAATTTAAATACGTATATACTCATATGTAAAATAACTTGGAAATCCCATATTTTTTTCGTATATTAACACCAAAATAAAGATGAGAGCTAAAGAAATAATATTACAATTATTGAGCCCAACTGGTATTATAGAAGGTGAAATAAAAATGAAAACATCCACAATAAATCAAATTGGTAGGAATAGATTAGTGATGTTGGATGATGGAAAACCAATAGGTCATATGAAAGTTATTGATGATGGTAAAGGAAATGTTATAGATATTGAATTAAACAAATATTAAACCAAAACAAAGATGATGAAGAAATACAAATTAGAATTAATTAATTATGATTTAAATAATAATCCTATAAGTGGGGTATCTAGAACTATAGGAAAAATGAGTTTTAAAAAACTTAGAAAATTCCAAAGTGATTACCCAGGTAGGGTAGATTTAGTTAGAAAATTAAACATTAAAGAAATATAGTTATGGCAAACCATTTAACAAGTTGGATTAAAGTTAAAGCAAATGAAGATGCTTTAAAATATGTTGATTCATTAATAGATAAAACTGAAGAAAAATATGAAAATGATACTCATGGTATAATAGCATTTGCTAAAGCATTTTATAAAAATGTTGATTGTGGAGATGGTGGGGGTGTAATGTATGGTTGGGCAACTGATAATATAGGTCCTAAATGGACTTATTTAGTTGAAGTTGAAGATGAAGGAGAGTTTTCCATTACATCAGCTTGGTATCCTCCAAAACAATTTTTCATTCATTTATATAAACTATGTGCTGAATTGGATGAAAATGTAGAAATTGAAGTAAAATATGAAGATGAATCATATGATCCAATAGGTGCTATGGTTGTGAAAAAAGATAAAGATGGTACTCCTTGTATATGGGAAGAAGAAGATTATGTAGAAAACCCAACTGATGATATGGATTGGGAAGATGAAGGTTATTATGAAGCAAAACAAGAGTTTTATGATGAAGTTTATGAAACTAAACAAGAACTTTTAAAAGAATGTCACTCATTAGTACTTACTGATGGTGAACCAATTTAATAATAAAATATAGTTATGGCAAAATTAAGAAAAATGGTTACTTACACAGATTATAGATGGGAAGTAACCGAGGACTTAACTCCTGAACAAATTAAAAAATGGAAATCCGGTGATGAGAATCTACAAGAAGAAGTATTAGATGAAGTTGAATTTGACTTATCACATGATAAAGTTTTAGAAGATCATGATTACCCTGAATTAATAGAAGATGAATAAATTATTAAAATCAAATAAATACTTACGTAGGAGATTCCTACAAAGACGTACTAGAATATTTACACGGTGGCTTAAGATTAATTTTGAAAAACCATACACAATATTTTTAGCTGCGTTTTTCCCTTTTTCACAAGCATTTTTTGCATCGGTGATCGTGTTGTTTACCTCTCCTGATAAAAATGAGTTGAGTGATAATCTGAATTTGTTTGGGGTAGCAGCTATGTACTATTTAGCATTTGCAATGAATAGTAAACGAGCAACTAAAGGTTCTTGGTTAGGATTACTTATGTTGGTTGGATTTGGTGCTCTGGGAATAATATGTGGAAAAATGTTTACAATAATTTATATAAAATGAAAAAGATAAAAACACCTGTAGATTGGCTTGAAGAAAATAGAAAAAAATACCCTAATGGAACTATTTCTAGTAAAATAATGGAGGGTTATGCTAAATATTACTATCAACAAAAAATAAAAAATGATAATACTTGAATTTACCCAATGGGGAGTAATAGTCTATATGGGGTGGGTCTTATACCAATGTTATAAAACACTGAAGGCAATGTTAGAATTTCAAAGGGCTTCAATAAAACAATTTGATGTTGAAGTTAGGAAAATTTATAAGATTTTAAATGATATAGATGAGCAAAGTACAACAAGAAATAGTTAAGTTATTTGAAATTTTATTAAAAAGCTAGTATATACTTTTGTCGATACAAAAAGATTTGTTAAAAAAAGAGATTTGATATCTTTGGATTTTACATTAGTTGGGTTAAATGGGTTTTCATACCATGGTTTGGATATAGGTATATACAACATCGATGGTGAAAAGGTGTACTTCTGCTAAACATACATCTACTTCCTTTTACCGCATATCCACGCGTATATGGACATCAGCATACATGGGTATTATCGCGGTATATGCGCGTACGTACGCCGGCTAAACGTAAGTATACAACATGCAATGCTATAATGCCATGGTATAACAACATAAGATGTATTGTGTAATTAAGTATATATAAGGTAAGCAGGGTGTATCCCACATCGCTTAATGCAATGCAGGATACTTGGTTATGAATAACGGTAGATCCCTATTCTACCTATGTATGAGGTACGGTTTACTTATGTTACCCGTTATCCCCACCGGTATTATCCTCACCACATTACATGGCAAGGTGTGTAAATAATGCGTTTATGCTATAAATCTAACATCTGAATATTTAATTTTTCCAATTGCTCTTTTACCTAGCATATCATATGTGAAAAGTGTAACACATGTTGGACCCCATTTAGTAACATTCATACCGTTGTAGCTACTATGGATCCCATCCGATTCATTTTTAATGTGAGAGAATGATGTACGGAATACTTTAGGTATTCTACCAAATTCCCCATTCTCTTTTTTACCATATTCAGTAATACCATTGATAGTGAAACTTGTTTTTTCTTCACTCATTAAAATTTCTCTTACTTTTTTAACATCTTTTTTATTCATAACCTTTATTTTTCTTATTTACCCCGTAAATATACGAACCCCCCCTCGGGTATCCAAGCCTCCCCACATATGTCTTTCACTAGTGTTTGCTAGTTGTCACTTACTATCGCGTAATTTGTTGCTTAATCCTTTGCTTAATGCCCTGCTTAATGCTAGTAGCGCGCGAGGAGGCGTGAACCGCGAGTTGTTCATATATACTTTGAAGGTAACTTGAGAGAGGTTGGCTTGCGATGTGAAGGGGTTAATGTTGGATGAATCCTAACTCACATACCATTACGTACCTTTTACACATACGCTTAATTCTTTGCTTAATCCTTACATTGTTAACCACACATTGCATTAGGTTACTCACACGTTGTATTTAATCATGCTTAAAATAACCCGCTATTGAAGCTAACACATACAATACAACAGCCACTATGCTTGAAATTAACTTTCTCATTTATTATTGTCTATCAACATTTTGTCCATTCACAAGAGCCAATATTCCCCAAAATACCAATTGATTCAAATTATCACTCTCATTAACAAAACTCATATAATATTGATAACAAACCATCACCATACAAAATATGAACACTAAACTCATAAACATTTTTCTTTTATTTTCCATATTACTTACTTAAACGTTCCACATAATTAATAAACTCATTCAATACCGATTTAACACCCAAAATATCCTCATCCTCACCATACATTTCCTTATCCAACAAATACAGCTTTTTAAAATGTTTTAACTTTTGAGTGTAATTAGATAATTTTTGAGTGTTATTTGTTTTTTGATTCTCGAGATTATCTTTAATCTCCTTTTTTATTTTATTCATATCCATTATAAAAATTTTTTAGTTGTTGCTTTATAATAACAACTTAATAGTTGTTGCTTTATAAATCCCATGTTGTTGTTTTATTATTTATTTTCTCATCTATTTGCTCATCCAACATTACTTCAGTTTTTAAAAACGGATAACCACTTTTATTTTCAACAACACATTTATCATAAGGTATATTATAAAACCTTAATAACGTTAAATCATTTGTTCTGCTCCATTCTTTTTTACCAAACATATAAATCGTTCGTGCTCTATCACCCTTAAGTGTAACCATTTTTTTAAACAAATAATAATGATTACCGTTTGAGCTCATATAAAATTCATCACCGTCTTTATCCGCATGAAAACATTGTGGTGTTAAATCATCATTTTCTTCACTTGCATTAACTAACAAATCTTCACTTTCTCCATTCCATATTGGATCTGGATTATTATTATCTCCCCCATCGTTATCTTTCTCATTTACCCATTCTTTAAATAAATTGCTAGTAACTAATTTATGATCACTTTTATCTAAAATAACCACATCATAATATTGCTTAATCAGCTGTTTTCTATACGAATCAGCGCTTGCTTTATCCTTACATAACTTGACGTTCAAACTACCTTCTACCTGTTTTTTACTCAATACTATATAACCCATTTTTATTTTGATTTTCGAATTTGAAATGTATTTACCTCAGTGTACTTATAAATTCCTCTATGTGTTTTGCTTTCAATTCCAAAGCTACCTCCTATCATATGATGAATAATCCCTTCGGTTACCATTTCTGTAATTCTATTTATGTAGGAAACTTTATCACCACTCTGAATCATATTGCCATCGCAATCCTTAGTTGTCTCTAATTCCCTTATATCTGCTTTACTCATAACCCTTATTCCCCATATTTAGCAAATGAAACACTAGCTCTATGAAATCTATCTTCACCTTCCTCCATTTCACATGGTTCAAAATTAATAACTTCAAAACCATGTAAATTTAATATTTCGGTAATTGATTCTTGCTCCTCACTATCAAAACACTGATCATCACCTCTTTTGAAATAAAATCCATCTACACCATTGTATCTACCTGAACCTATTTTAGCGTAATCCTCTTCAATAATACCTCTTTTACCATAAACCTCACCAAAATTCCAATCCATCTCAAGATTAATACCTTCTTGAATAATTTCTCTACTTACTTGCTTTACTAATTCATTTCTATTTTTCATAACCATTATTTTTATTTACGCCGTAAATATACGAACCCTTCCTCGGGTATCCAAACATTTACGCGGAAGCCTTTAAAAAAAGTTGTTACTTTTTAATAACAACTTAATAGTTGTTACTTTTTGGAAGATAAAAATGCTAGTATTGCTAGAATGATAAAAACTATGTATCCTTTCATTTGTTGGTTTTTTACTTGTTTAATTAAAGCGTATAACTCCCCTTCGCGGAAGTCTTTAAAGTAGATTAAGCTAAGGAACCATTGTCTCTCGTTTATACCTTATTTTCAAATTCAATCGGCAGGCTAATCTAAACCTGGGCGTCATCACGTTAAGTGGCTCATATGTCCATCACCCGTCTATCCACTATAGTTAACTACACTATTTCTCATCATGTGTGGCACACTAGTCAATAGTCATTTTGACTCGTATTTTTTAACTTGTTTTATTAAAGCGTATAACTCCACATTGAAGTTATCCCAATATTGTTTGTATTTGTCTATGTTCATTTTGTATATACGGATTAAGCTGAGTGGTATTGATAAAAAGAAAGCTAGAAGTTTATCTTCTTTTGTTTCTATTTCTGTTTCTCTCTGCTTGTTTTTGTTTTTTCTCCCTTATGTGAGGTAAAGAATTGTACCATTCATTTACTGTTTTAACTGTTTGTCTAATTGAATTTCTACTCATTATTTTATTTTTTTAGGTTTGTTTTATTTTCGAATTCTTTTTGTGTTATTTTACCTTCTAGTAAGAGTAAAACATATTTTGTAATATCTATATTTGTTTTTTTATTAATTGCTTGCATAATTAAACGTGTCTTTCTAAATCATTAATTAAATGACTTACATTATCTAATCTTACTTTATCATGAATTGATTTTCTATCTTCAACAACCCATTTTCCATCAACCCAACTTCCACCAACAGATGTTAACTCAAGTGTAAGTGATTTTTTATTATCATTAGTCCAACTTAAAAATTTAACATTTTTAACTTCAGTAACTCTATAATCATGTCTAACATAAACTGTTTGACGTTCAATATTAACACCTTTAAATAATTTATTTAAATTTTCTAGTTTTTTAATTTCTCTATCTTCTTTTTCAAGTTGAGAAATTTCTTTTTCTAATTCCCAAGATTGTTTATTTAATTTCTTTATTGAATTTTTATTTTTCATTGATAACGATCTAGTATATTCAATTATTTCTTTATAATCATTTTTAACTATTTTACTAACCATTCCTAACATGTTTAATCTATCTAATTCAATAAGATTATCTGATTTAGTTTGTGATGAATAATAACCAATAAGAATATGAGTTGGTTTTGGATCTCTATAAGTATCACCTCTTAATGATAATGTACAAATTTCATTCCCTTCTTTATCGTATAAACGAAAATAATCATCATGATCAAATGAAATTTTATTCGCAAATGGGAAATAATGTTTTTTAATGAAACTTGAAACTTCTGTTCTTGTTTCTTGTCTTAATTTATAAATTTTATCTTCTAATTTTGAATTTTCTAATTCTAACTTTTCAATTTTTTGATTTTTCATAACCTTTATTATTTTTTTATTTACGTCGTAAATATACGAACCCTCTCTCAGGTATCCAAGCATTTTTATGGAAGCCTTTAAAAACTAGTAACTGTCTATCTCCCAAGCTAAACCTGAAGCTCCTGTACTATCACTGTATGAATTGATTTTTAATATATTACCATCTGTGAATTTAATTATATATATTTCTTCATCAATTTCAATATCTTGATCAATACTTTCAATTGTTTTTCCTTCAAATATTTTTATTGTTGGTTCTGCCATAACTTTTATTTTATCTATTAAGGTGTTGTTGTTTTTCTATATTAACTTGTTTTTCAACTTCTCTTACACCATTAAAAAACTCATCATTGTGGCAAAAATAAGAATGGTATTCTTCTATTAAATCAACTAGCTTTTCTTGAAACTCATTAATTTTTTCCATTTTAATATACTCTAATCTTTTTTGAATTATTTCTTTTTCTTGTGTTCCCATAACCTTTATTTTTTAATTATACCTTAACTTTCTAACACCGTAAATATACGAATCCTCTCTGCGGTAGCCAAGCATTCGCGTGGAAGCCTTTATTTTACTTTAAAGGCACTTTCCACAACTCTTCTATAACCTTGAAATTGGTAATTTTGATTATCAATTATAATACCATCTTTTAAAGCAAATGCATGCTTGTTTACTAGTATTATGTAAGTTCCTTTATTGAACTTTTGAGCAAACGCTTTAACTGTATAAGCAACTTTTTTATGCTTGTACTTTCTATTAACTAAATTACCACCTAATTTTGGCTGATCACCAATGTGTTCAATATTAAATGATTGACCATCTTGATTAAATAAATCTAATTGACCTGATGGCTGAAAATTAATTGAATCTTTAGATAATTTCTTTAATATTGAATTAAAGGCTTTTGTACCTTTACCTTTTTTTCTATTAAATTTTTTCTCAACAAACACATGAGCCATATTGTAATTAACCTCAAACGCATTTGCTAATGCTCTAACTACACAATCATTTGTTTCACTTTTTGCAATTTCACTTTTTGCACTTACTTCATAACCATTTTTAAAATTTTGTAACATAACCTTTATTTTTTAAATTTAACTTGCTCGAACCATTCGAACACCGTAAATATACGAACAGGATCTCAGGTAGCCAAATATTTCCACATAAGTCTTAAAAAAAAGAGTCAATTTCTTGACTCCCGTCTCGCGACTTACTTTCTGCTCTGCTACTCTAGCCTATCGATCTGCTGGTTTCACATAATGAACATTCGGTCTTGTCAACCACTTGTATCCTCTTACCTATCAAACCTTTGTGTTAAGCATTGGGTTTCTGAATCTATCCCAATGGTGGTATAAACTTTAACACTGAATACCCGGCTACGGTTAATCGTGGTGCCACCTTAATGATAGGTTGGTTTTTTATTTTCTTTACTTAAAATGGCAATTCATCTTTTTCAGTCCAAACTGTATCTCCATTTATTTTTGGCTCACTAAGATCTTCTAATGGTCTAGTTTCTAAACTAGCAAATGGGCTTTCATCTATTTCAAGTATTCTAGTTTGTTCACCATTTACCTTTTTTCTAATATCATGAGCTATTTTTCTAGCTTCTTCATCTCCTTGAGCATAAACATATGTGTCTATTACTACTGTGTATCTATTTAATTTTTCCATCTTAAACTGCTAAATATATGATTAAACTTTTTACTATCTCACATGCTATAAACAGTGCTGCTACAAAAGCAAGACCTTTTAACATTTCAATAAGTGTTTCTTTGTTTTCTTTAATTGTTTTTAACATAACCTTAATTTTTTATTTATTTACCTAAATATACGAACCCTATCTCAGGTAGCCAAATAGTTTAGTAAATGTTTTTTTTCTTCTAGAAATACTTTTGAAAAATTAGGATCATGTTTTAATATTGATTCTGAATTATGCTCTATGTCTACTAGTTTTATTTTTTTAGCTTCATCACTAACATAAGCTAACCTTAATGCTTCAAGTGATTTTCTTTCCTTTCTATTATAATCAGGGAAATTCTCTTTAGTATAAACATCAGTTAACTCAACAACTAATGATAATATTTTTTCAGCCATTTCTACACTAAAAACATTATGGAGAAACACTCTTAATTCTGAATGAGTAACTTTAGTATCTTCTAGAACATCATGTAATAAAGCAGCTGCTATCATTGCGTTATTGTTGAATCTATCTTCAACTCTAAGTGCAACCTCAATTGGGTGGGTAATATAAGCTTTATCACTATATTTTCTCTTTTGATCTCCATGAGCATCAACTGCAAATGATTCTACTTTTCTTATTGCCTTATTTTTAAATAATCTCATAACCTTAATTTTTTTTATTTGCCTAAATATACGAACCCTATCTCAGGTATCCAAATATTTTGGCAATTATTTTGGAAGAAAATCTTGTTTACACCAAACTATTTTTGATGCCCTATCTGATCTTCCAATTGCATCTTGCAATCTAAATCTTTTTTTATCGTTTTTTGGATCTTGTTTAAATTCTTTTCTAGCTTTATCAACTACTAGTTTTGCTAGCACTTCAGCTGCTTTAGAAGTTTCATAATCCGCATATGCTCTTTGATGATAATTCATAATTTTATTTTTAAATTAATTCAAAACCTTTTTTAGTGATACTATCTATATTATTTACATTATAATCATCTCTAACTATATAATGTAAGTAGATAGGATATTTAAAATTACTTAGTAAATCCTTTAACATCTGTTTACCATCATTAGTGTAATCACATTGATTAACATATTCTACAAAAATTTCACCTTTATGATCATAAACATCATATGACTTAAACCTATGAATAGGATTTTTTTCATCAAATGCTTTAATTGTATTTATTACTAATTTTATTTCGTCTTTCATCATAACCTTTATTATTTTTTTATTTACGTCGTAAATATACGAACTCTCTCTGTGGTATCCAAATATTTCCATGGGAAAAGATAAGAGGAGGCGCTTCAGAGTGTTAGAAAGTGCGCCTTGAAATCCTCTTTCGGTTATGTACCTTAATTATTATTCAGCATTTTGTGCTTCAGTGTATAACCAACCTACGTTTTGGCTTTGATCTAAACTGTAAAACAATTTATCCATTTTACCACCTCTTCGGTTTTTACTAAATGAAATGTATCTTCCGCCATCTTGGAATCTCATTTCAGCCATACCTGTAAGCATGTGCTTGAATCTATTTGAACCTGCAAAATTACCTGTTTTAGTAACTTGCTGAATTATCATAAATGTTGTATTTTTCTTACTTTGATTTTCAGCTTTATTATGCTTTTCTAGTAAGTTTAATACTTTAGTTTCAGCATTTTTCATAGTACCACCATGAAAATCTACTATATTAACACAAACTTCAGCCATTGAATCAATCAATACTACATCCCAACCTTGAGCTAGAACACTTGTTAATACAATTACAGGATCTTTTTCAATGTAATCACCCATAAATAAAATATCTAATGAACCAAATTTAGGGAATCTTTTTACATATCCATATAAATCAATACTAGTCATTTCACCTGAAATGAATAAACATTTTTGACCTTTTGCTTGTAAATCAGCTAACATATCTAATAATACTGTTGATTTACCAACTCCTGGATCACCTATAAAGGCAAAATTTGTACCTTTCATTAAACCACCTTCACCTGAAAGTAGTGAATCAATTTTTTTACCTGTTCTCATTGGCACAAACAAATTATCATCAAATTTGATATTATCCATTTTTACCAATTCAGGCTTCCACCTTTTAACTTCTACATTTCCAATTACTTCATTTTTTCTTGGACGACCTCTTTTTACTTGTGTTTTCATAACCTTATTTTTAATTTTACCTTAACTTTCTAACACCATAAATATACGAACAATATTTGCGGTATCCAAGTATTTACGCGGAAATCTTCAAGGCTTTTTGCACTTTTTTCCAATAATGTAATGTGGCTTTACGTTTATACCCTTTGGGTCCTCCATTCCAACAACGAGATATAATTTCATCACTATCATCTTTATGATGGAAATCTCTCCATATAATAAACATTTCAATTGATTTTTCTCTACTGTATCTGTCTTTATTTTTGTAGCGTTTATCTTTACCTAATATTGCTAGTATGCGATTAACTTCTCTAACCATTATAGGTCTAATTTGCAAAACACCTACTGAAGGAATTATTAAGTGTAAATCACCTAGACATTTTTCCTTACCTCTACTTTCAACTTGGATTAAGGCTTCTATTAATTTTTGTTTTTGATTTTCAATTACAGGTTGTTCTATAACTTCAATTTCAACAAGATCAGGTAAACAATCTTCTTCAATTGGTGCAGAACTATCAATTCCTAGCATTGCTAGGATGATAAATCCCCAATATAACTTTTCCATTATTTTTTAATTTTGATTCTTTTTCCACTGCGGATATAGTGCTGGGTGTCCAAATTGGTTTTCTTTTAAATACTCAACACAATCTTCATGATCAGCTTTAATCCATTCTGCTCTTTGAGTAATACCTTTAGCGAACAATTCAGCACCAAAATATCTATTCATTTCCTCTGCATTTTTTTGTTCTTCAACCATGTAACTCATTTCTCCAGTTGTTCTAGAACTGAACATATCAATTGTTGTTTCATTCCATGTTGCTACCATATGTGGAACCATTTTACCTCTATCGTTCTCGATCTGTTCTACCATTATTGAAACAGGAAAATCAATACCCTTACCTGGTGTCATTAAACCATACTTAGTTAATTCATCTTGAACTATCTTTACTGCTTTTTTAATTTCTACTTTATTCATAACCTTTATTATTTTTTTATTTACGCCGTAAATATACGAACCCTTCCTGTGGTATCCAAGCATTTGAGTGGAAGCCTTCAAAATTTTATTCACTAGCATACTCGTGAGGATACGCTGTAAGTTTTATGTATTCTAATAATAAATAATCTTTGCTTAAATATTGTGGGGGATTTCTGTAGGATGTAATCTTCCTACTAGTATTGCAATTAGTGAAAAATAATGTTAATATTACTATTATCATTTTTTTCATTTTTTCACATTAGAATTATTTTTTCTTTTACCTCGTTTATTTCCTTTAATTTCTTTACCTTCAAATCTGAATTTTTCAGCTACTATGGCTTGATAAATTGGACTCATATGTTCTTCACAATAATATCTACCTTTCATTTTTTCATTTTTAGTTCCATTGCTTTAATGTGTTTACACCTTCTATCCTTTGATCTCCAAACCCCAGGACAAGTGCAATGGTACTTTCCTGAATCAGGATAATACTTAGTTGTATACTCAATATCTGAAGAACTACTAGTATTAATTTCTACTATTGGTTGTGATCTTTTTTTCTTTTTAGGTTTAATCCACCTTATATCATCAAATGTAGTTTCAGGATGAACTTTTTTCTCTCCTGGGATTATATATTTTTCACCATTTATAATTTGCATTGATGGTGCCATATAGGGATGATGGTATTCATACCTAAATCTTTGTACATTAACAAATGTACCTAATCCTCTACATAAAAATGAATATTGTGAAGTTGGACTATGAACTATTCTAGTTCTTGTAATCCCATATTTGTTTAAATTTTGAAATTTGAATAATGCCATATTAATTTACTTACTAAATGTTCTATTTATTTCTATTATTGCCTTATCAATTGCTGCCCCATACCCTAAATAATATGATACTGCTTTTCCATTTTGGTAATCTGCCTGAGTAATATCATCTCCTAATCCTTTTAAAAGACGTGGATGTAAATCAATTAACCCATCAGCCATATCAAGCATTGATTGTCTTTGTTTTTCTAAATGTTGTATTAATCTTCCTATTTGTGCACTCTTTTCAACTGAATTCATAACCTTTATTTTTTAATTATACCTTAATTTTTCAATACCTAAATATACGAACCCTATCTCAGGTATCCAAATATTTTCATGCAAATCTCCACCATTCTTCTTCTGATTTTAATGCTTCTAGTTCAAGAGGACTATTTTGGTAAGTGTAACCTTGATCAATATATTTTTGAAATAATTCCTCAGGTTGTTTGTAATGAGTATATTCATGAACTACATTTCTAATTACCTCTTCCATATTAGGAATGTAATCTGAGAATAATTGTATTTCATTACTTTCTCTATTATATCTACCAGTTGGCTCCTCTTCACCTTCTGCCTCTTCTTCTCCAGTTAGAGCAACATAAACATTTCTGTATACTTTTATTGTGGGAATTGATTGTTTACCTTTGCCAAAATATTTTATTATTTTAGGATAGGCTTCATTTGCTATATCTAAAATTTGTTTTGGATCCATTCTAGTATTTAGTCCAATCTAATTGGTTTATTTTATCTGTATGGTATCTCTGTGCTGCTGTATATTCTTCATCTGTGTATAACTCCTCATCTGTTTCTTCATCATACTCTTCAAAATTCATAGCACTTAATAAACCATCTACATCAGTTAAACCTGTAAAAAATGAACCACTACTTTGGTTAGGTAATTTATTATCTTCTTGGCTCTTAACCCAATCTATAAAATATTTAATATCAGATCCAGTAATTATAGATTTTTTCTGTAATTGAATTAAATCATAAGTTAAATCTTCCCAATTTTGATTTGCAGGTGTTGATTTTTGATACGCTAATAATTCTTTAGCCATTTCAACATTTAAATCAAGCTCACGCTTCCACTCTTCTTCAGTGTATTTTTTCTTAGTGTAATCTTCTGTTAGCTTGTTTTCAGCTAAATATTTTTTTAAATCAAAATCTTCCATTTTATTTTTTTTATTGTGTTTATAAATATGGTTAAAAGTATACTCTACAATTTTCGTATGCATTTTTCGCAGCTTGCTCTTCAGCTAATATGTTATATGCTTCATCAGCTGTAATACAAATTTCTTCTGTACCATTCCAAGCAATTGCACATTCATCCCCTGTTAATTCATCTTTGAAAAATCTTAATACTTGCATAACCTTTATTTTTTTAATTATACCTAAATATACGAAAGGGCTTTCGCCCCTCCAAATATTTGCGCAGAAGTCTTTAAATTACTTTACGTACTCTAAAGCCAATTCAAACAAATCTTTATTGATTTTTTGATCTTGTTTGAAATTTTTAATTTGTCTAGCTTTTCTAGTTTTACCAGCAGCTATATATTCAAAATCACCTTCAATGATTTTTTCTTGAACTACATTAAACACACTCCAAAGATCCTTACCATTATCTTCTTTACGAACAGGCTTTAAAAGATCTTTAAAATCAATTTTAATTCTTTTTAGCTCCTTTTCTGGGAATCTAGTTGAAATTGCTTTTTTAGCAAAACTAACAGCTTCATTTTGACCAAGCTCAGTTGCTTGCATTTTATTCATTGATTCAACTGTTAATGGTAATTTTGAAACCATTTCTTTAATTTTAACTTGAAGCTCTTCAAACGAATAACCCATATGTCTCATTTTAACATCTTCAAATGTTGAAGTTGAAACAACTAACCCATTTTCACAAATCATTCTAAATAATCCTGCAGTAAATGTAAATGCATTTTTACCATCATGGCTATTTGTTAATAATACTTGTGGAAAAACTGTATCATCATTTTTACCATTAATGACAACATCAGGATTTCTAAATACTACTAAATGCTTTTGGTAACCTTTAGTACTATTTTTTCTAGCTTTAACCGCTTTAGCGTCAACAACTTTCCAACCTAATAATTCCATATCATCTATGACTTTACTAGTAGGAATATGTGTATAATGCTTTGATACTTCATTTGAAGCTTTGTCTGCAAAAATTACAGGACATACTTCTTTTAACTCACTTTTACTTAAATACTCACTTTTTTCGAAATCTAACATAACTTTTATTATTTTTTTATTTACGCCGTAAATATACGAACCCTTCTTCAGGCATCCAAGCACTTCACCGGAAGCCTTTAAAGAAAGTTTATAATTATTCTAAGTAACCTGATTCTTTCATTTTATCTAAGAGTGAATTTTGGAATTTAGTAAAATCAGCTTTTTCTTCCATTATTCTAGATTGAGCTTCCATAAAACCATATTGGTAAGACCACATCATTAAATGTGTAAGCCTTTCTAATTCTAGAGCTGCTTCTTCTTTATTTACGTCAATTTTTCTAAGGTGGGGGTTTTTCTTTTCTTCCATTTTGATTTTTGTTTATAAATAATAAAAAGATTAATCTACATAACTTCTAGTAGGAAATTTTAATTTGTGGTGAGGTGGAATTAACAATTTAGCCATAGCATTTGTTAATTTATTCATAGATTCTACATATTCTTTTAATGTATATGTTTCACCTTCTTTTCCTTGAGGTACGTGTTTTTCTCTTAAGATACTTCTCAATAAATGGGGAACTGTTGTGTAATAACCATCTGTTTTTTGGTTTTCTGCTATTACTTTTAAAAAAGTACTAGTTGATGAATCAAAGTGGATTTCATAGGGTAAAATTAATTCATCTTTAATTAAACAATATCTTGATTTTGATCCTGCGGGTCTTCCTTTTCTTGGCATAACTTATTTGTTTTTATGGTTTTTTAATGTTTCGATTTGATCTCTATATTTAACTGCTGCCTCATAATCTTCATTATAAATTGCATTTTTTAATAATTCTTCTAACTTTTCTAATTCTGGTTGTTGTGGTTGAGTTTCGTGGGTATTGTCTATAATGTAAAAATGGATAGTTTTTTCATCATTGATTTCTTCTTTAGGTTTATAATGATATTTATAGGACATTTCAGTTGAATTGTCTTTTAACCTTTTTAAAGTTTTCTTTAATTTGTATGCTGTAATTGCTTTTTCAAGGAAATACCCTGAAAGGATACTAATTAAGATAAGTGTAAGTATAATTAAATTAAACATGTTTTATATCCATTTATTTTTTTTAAAATAAAAATACATTCCAATTGCTGTTCCTACTGTTAGAATAGTAAATATCCAAAACCCATGATGGTTATTTAAAAATGGAACATCATCAAAGTTCATCCCAAAAATTCCGGTATAGAACGATAAGGGTAAAAATATGGTAGACCATATAGTAAGCAAATTTAAGCGCTTATTTAGCAAGTCATTATGTTGTTTATCCAACATTGCTTCTAATACTAAAAACAATTCTAGTAAGTCCTTTTGGAATGGTTTATTTTCAATTAATTCTTTTTTCAATGTATAAAATTCCTTAACATCAACATCTTTACCTGCAAAAATTGTTGCCTCTATTTTTTCTATTTTTTTTATTAATTGCTCTCTTTCCATAAATCTAAAGTCCAAAGTAATGATTCTATAAAATATAAAATACCAACTAACATCATTCCATAATGAGTCCAAACACCTTGATGACCATAAGTTAAATCTTGGTAGATTGAAGGTATAGCTGATCCCATTATTGAAATGCTAAATAGCAATTTAACCCACTTATTATTTAGTGTTCTTTGAAGTATAGTTTTTGGTTTTGGTTTTAACCTTTTAACTAACCATTTATAATCAGGGTGATTTTTGGTTGCTAGTAACCTAAAGGAAATTTCATCTGCTAATTTAATGATTTTTTTCATATGAACTGTTTATTTGCTTCAATACTATTTAATTGATACCTAATAAATTCACTATCACCATTTAAAATTTCTTCTAAATAGTCTCCAATTTCTTGTTTAATTTCTTGTTTAGCAGTTTTAATTGCTCTTTCTAAATAACCATCATGGTATGGATCAACATTTGAATCTGAGTTTTGTAACCAATCTGATAATATTCTTAATTTTTGATCTGTTGTATATTCCATTTTTATCTTTCTAATATTACAAATGAACCAAAAGAATTATCAAACACTTCTAATAAATGTTCATAATCACCTGAAGTCATTTCATTAATGATTTTATTACTATCTAATCCTAATTGTTTAGCAAATTGTTTTGCATAACCCATTAATGCAAATGCATTACCATCTGGGCCTGTTAGGTCTATTATTATTTCTTTTGGGTGTTGTTTCTTTCTAATCATAACCTTTAATTACGCGTAAATATACGAAAAATAGTTGGGGAATCCAATCTATTTATTAATTACTTAATATTTTTCTACTAATATTTCTTCTTCAATTACTAGTAATGTTTCGTATCCTGGGAAGCAAGTTCCATTGTAGTTATGGTGGGGAATTTTTAGTATAATAGTATCATTCACTATATAACTAAAATGAGGACAAGAACGACAAGGTTTTGCTTTCTTACTTGTGCTACAACTAGTTAAAATAATAAATAAAAACCCATAAATTAATTTTTTCATAATATTTTATTTTAAATATTTTTTTACCAATCAAATCTACTTATTTTAAACCCACAACCTGTTTTTTTAGCTGCTTTACTTACTTGTTCAGCAATATGACCTTCAGGTTCTGAGTCACAAATTTCTCTAAATTTTTTACTTTTATCAGAGTAAGCTTCATTTATTTTAAAAGATATAAAGTTGATTATTTTTTTGCGATTAATCTTTCCATCATAAAACATTTTATATAATGTTTCTGAGATGATTTCTTTTACTTTATTGTTACCCTCAGGGGTAAACATGTCAAAATCAAATTCGGTATTATTGAATTTTTCTAAATATTCATCTCTACTTACTTCTCCCATCTTTAATTTAATTTAGCTCTAGTATGGATTACGATTTGTATCCAATCTAACTGGTTCTCAACATCCATTTCCAATCTAGAATCATAATTGTTTTCAGCAATTCCTAATTCTACTTCTTTTGTTTTTTCTAATTTAAGTAATTCAAAAGAATTTAATCTATGTAATTTACATAAATACTTTTCTTTTTTTAACAAATATTCGTAATTTAAATCTTCATCCATAACCTTTTATTTGACATAAATATACGAACTTTATTTCGGGTATCCAAATAATTTAATGGGAAAATAAATGAAAAAATGAAAAAAACATGGAATTATATTACCATAAAATAGTAGGGCTGTTTTTCCAAAGTTCTTTACCTAAATTAACTTTTTCTTTTATTTTTGGGATAGAAAATCTTAAAACCATTTTCATTTCTTCAATTTCTTTTATTGATGGGGGAGTGTTTTGTTTCCATCCTAACCCTCCTTCATCAAATACTAATTCATTTGTAGTTATAGATTCTTCAAAAGCTTCTATAAATTCTAAACAAATAGCCATTTCTTCATATAGTTTTTCAGTATGGAGTAAATAAGGTGAGAAATCTTTATTGTAAAAATTTCTTTCTATTTTTTGAAGGTAATCTAAAAGAATATATTGTTTATATTCATAATCAATTGGATCATCCATCCACCATGTTAATTTCAATAGTTCCATTTTTTCTTCTATTAAAAACAGGGGATATAGTTTGAGAGCTTTAATCTCCAAAGGCTTTCCAAAGTTCCTATAAATAGTGAGTTTTCACTTTCCCCCATTTTTAACAATTAAAATAGGGCACTATATTTATTTCTTCTTTGGTGGTCTACCCCTGCGTTTTTTTACAGGCGTAACTTCAGGAGTTCTCTTTTGAGAGGTTGATTTTATTTTCTTGTCCTCTACTTTAGATTCACTCTTGAATAATTTGAGAAAACAATTATGTATCGACTTGATCAATTTCATATTGATGTGTTTGATTATAAATATTAAAAAAATCTAAAAGATTAACATTCACAACAATCACAATTGCAAGATGTACCACATTGGCATTTTGTGCAGGGACAAAGTTTCATTATTTCAGGTAATTTGGAGTTAAAGCCTCCTTAATCATTTTTTTAAAGTTGAATTCCTTAGATTCAGCATACCCCATTTTATTTACTTCACTATCTAAAGCAGCATCTGAAGCACCTTCATCATCAATATCAAGTCCAATTGCTTGTTTAGCTCCACCGCCTACATCAGTATCTGATTCTTCTTCAATGCCTAATTGTTTTTTATGACTATCTGTAGGGCCTAATTTTGCATAAATGTCATAAAATGGATTTTTTATTGTTTTTTCAAAATTCCCTTCATCACCAAGAGCCATAATAAGTTCATCAGCTGAATCCCTCCAATCAGAAGGTGGTGTGTCACTTAAACCTTTGTTTGGGTATGCCTTTTTTAAAATATCCCAAACTTCCTGACCATAACGATCGTGCATTGCTTGAGGTATACCTGCTTTTTCTCTTTTATGTCTAGGAATTCTAGCAATACCAAATTGATAATACTTAAGTAAATCATGATAGTTAGCTGTTTTATTAGACGATCTTTGTCTTGCAGCTTTGTTTTTTATATCTCTTGAGGAAGAAGAACCCATTGGGAATATTTCATCTACAGGGCCTGCTGGTTTTTTTCCTATTTTACCATCTTCTCCATAACCACAAGTGCCTTCATTAGTACCAAAATGTGATGATTGAGTACCACCTTGAGGTTTAATTAAATCATCAGCATAAGCCATAAGAGATTCTGGTTTTTCAAATACAGGTGTTCCTTTAAGTTCTCCACTTTCAATATCGATTACTCTGTATTTAGCTCTTCCTGGTTTGTCTTGATAAGTTGGTGAAACTTTTTCTAATTCAAATCTGTATTCATCGCTATATCTAGATGTGAGTTCTTTAGGCCATTCCCCCATGTTTTCATTTAACATAGCCGTACTTAATTCAGATTTTACGTCCATATCAATAAAATCATCTGATACAGCAAATAATTCAACTACACCATTTTCTAAATCAGTAATTTCTATATCTTCTAAATTGTAATTATATTCAAGGTCTTTAGCTATGTCTTCCATTTGTCTTACAGCTTCAGCTGAACTTAATCTTCTAATTTGACCCGCCATTGTTTCTTTACCTAAAGCAATGCTTACACCTGGTCCTGTATCGTAATTTATGTATCCAAATAAGAAATTAGGGTTGGTTGGATCTTTTCTGAATCTAGGTTCTGTTACTCTTATGTACGAGTCTTTATTCTTTTTGAATCTATCTTCTTTTATAATTTCATTTCCTTTAATTCTACTAAATAAAATACCATAAGAATCACCACCACCAAAATCAACTTGAGCCATATCATCTGATACTGAGGTTACTACACCTGTTTTATCACGTACAGTACTTCCTTGGTAAGCCATTTTTAATTTATCCCCCACTTTTACAGGAGCTTCATTTTCATTTACTGATTCATACATTCTTAAATCATCAATATCTTTTTGAATTAATTCCATTCTAGCATCAATCTTATTAAGTCTAGAACCATATCTATCAGCTATTTCTCCACCTTCTGGTTCTGCTTCTTGTTCCATGTCAATCATTAACATTTCCCTTTCATCTTTAAGATCTTGAAGTTCAGATTTTAAACCTATTTCTGCTTCTAATTTATCCATAAATGAAGAACCATATTTTTTATTTAAATAGGTTTTTTTAAAGTCTTCTTTTTGTTTTAAATCAGCTTGTCTAGCTTTTTCTTTTTCAGCGGCCATTTGAGCTGCTCTTGCTTTCATTAAAGCAGGATCATTCATATCTATTTCATCAACTCTAGCTTCAGCTTCATCCATGAAATTTCTTTTCAATAGATTTTTTACATGCTCATGTTCTTCTTCAGGAGTCATTTCATTATCTTCTTCCATTACTCCTCTATCCATATCTATTTTATCACGAACCCATTCTTTTTCTCTTTCAGATAATTCATCATAAGGTGCACCATATTCTCTCATTGCTACTTCATCATATGATGCTTCTTTAACTAGCCCTCTTTCTCTATTTAATTGTTCTTTATCTTGAGCTAATTGATCCCTCATTGCGTGTCTTAAATATTCCATTCTAGGATTATCTGGAAGGGTGTCTATTTCCCCGCTTTTTAATTTTTGGAGCCAATATATTTTAGCTTTATCATCTACAATATCTTCATTTAACTCATCATCACCAAACATTCTTTTCCTTTCAGCTTCCCTTTCTTCAGGATCTTCAATAGATTGAATGTATTCTTTAGCTTTTCTATCTTCATTTAAATCCGCATCTATTTCAAACTTTTTAAATTTATCTATATCGTTAATGCTTTTTAATTCAACTCGTTTACCATCTTTATCTAAACCGTATACTTTAGATCCATCATTGCTTGGATTTTTTAATGCTGCTTTAGCTCTGTTTTTAGATACTGATGATGTCATTCCTAGTTCTTGTCTAGTAGCTTCATTAACTGATTCC